GGGGCGTATGGGTGGTCTTGGTAGACCACCTGGGGTGTAACCCCTCGATACCTTCCCAAAAGGAATAAATTCCTCTTTAAAAAAGGTAACTGGTGCCGAACAAGATCGGCTTATGCGGTAATTAGAGTTTAATAAACTCTGACCGCGAACCAGGGTCTCGAGGTTTTACTATAGGACCCTCAAAGTAATCCGTAACCTCTCAGTTAGTCAGGGCTGTTAAAGCTCCGACAGCCAGCGGGCTCTCGATTTCCCTGATAGGGAATCTTATGAACCAGACTGGACGCAACTGATTTTCTGACGTTACGGGGCTCCCTGATGGGTCCTTCCTTCTATATCTTTACTGTCTCTAAGGAGTGAAAAGAATCGTGTCGCGTTTCCGTAAGCGTTACTTGCCTAACGATAAACATCTATCGACCCAAACGAGCAATACGGGTATTACCCTGAGCTCTAAGGATTCGGTGGATGTTAGGCTAGAACAAATGCTTGACGGTACAGTACCAACTGTAAAGACGCACCGCCCACGGTTATCCGACTCGGTCCGCGGACCCAAAAGGTCCAAGGTCCCTGAGCCGTATCTACGTTGGCCTTTTCATCACCTTAGTTATACTTCGACTAGCCAGTTGGAGCCGCTTATGTCATGGACAGCAGCGGATACTCCTGGAGGTGCCCGTAAATGGGCTGGGCAAGGTTGTTTTACCCAGTTTCTCGTCTCCCGATATTACACTTCGGGTGTCGGAACTCTGGTTTTGCCCTCTTGGCCGTCTGTTCCTAGTCTCAGCCTAGCGGCTGATATTGAGAGCAGTTCTAAGGCTTTGTCCTTTCTAGATCGACCTAAGTTGTCGCTCGGTGAACCTACTGCCGAGTTACGAACGTTGCCGAGTGATCTCGGGTCCACATTGGATCCGATGGATAGGTATAGCTGGCAATACCGGAAACGGATTGACGGCTACATTGGGAGTCATAAAACTCTCAAGCACCTACCCCGATTTCTCGCAGATACTTGGGCAAAATATGCTTTCTTCCTCGGTCCTCTGGTTCGGACCGCGGAGGATATTTGCACTGAGTATGCTGATCGAATCACTTCTCCTGACCTCTGGCAGACTGCTAGAGGAAAGTCGAAGCTTCGTGGTGTCGATGTTCTAAAGCAGACCTCACAGACCGCGTCCGGTTGGACGTGGACTCTTGAGCAAAGCAGACACCTGGAACTTGAAGTCCGAAAAGGGATAGTTTTCTCTTCTTCGGATCGAACCACTTCGGTTCCAGGACGCTTAGGCTTAGTGAAGCGTGATCTCCCTGTTGTGGCTTGGGAATTGACTCCTTTGTCATTCTTCATAGATCGTGTCATCAATGTTAAGCGCTTCTTACGAAGTGCTATTGCATTGTCTTCACCTAATGTAAGGATATCTCGGAGAAGCTTCCAGACTACACGTCAGATTGACGTGAAGTTGCTGAGACTCGCAAACCATCGCGCAGTTTCAACTCCGGGGGCTTTCTACTCACCGAGCACTACACCGTGGTACAGGCAAGAAGACTTTGTCTTCTCCCGTTCACAGTGGTGGCCGGATTTGGGTGACCTTGTTTCCACAGCTCGTGGAACAGGATTACTCAATTCCTTAACAAAAACCGCAGACCTTGCATCGGTAATCCTGATGAGGGTCTCATGAAGAAGGAGTAGTTGCGTGGCGTTAGCCTCAACTATCAAAGAAGGAGCAACAACGGTTGCTGCAACGGGGGGCACAGACGTAACCCTCCAATCTCTGGGTATTCAGAGTAACAAGAATACGCTTACTTTCTCGACCGACACGAGTAACATCACGCGTCGGACGATCGAGTTTAGTGTGAAACCTTACGCGGTTTCTGAATCAGCCCCTGGTGGCTATACGCAGCAGCGTTGTACAGCTCTGCTAAAAGCACCCAAGGTCCTAGCAAACCTGAACCGCACCGTAAACACGGCCAAGTTCGAGCTCGCTTATGATCCCGAAACCACGAACGCCGAAATCGAGCAAATGCTCGAAACGATCGGTCAAACGATCGCTTCTGCTGCTTTTCTCGCTTTCTATACTACTCTTAACCTCTCTTGATCCGGCTTCGCCGGCGCAGGAGTGTTTGAGATTACTTTCCCAAACCTGGGTAGACTAGTATCCTAGAGCGTTAGGTTACTTGTTCCTCCCTTCAACGAGAGATCTCTCATGAAAGGTAACAACCCAAAGAAAATGCTCTTTGACAACGCGAAGTTCTTGACCGAGGCTTCCCGTTATTTTGGGCAGGACCTCGACCGACCGAACCCCAATCAGAATGTTTATTCTGATTATGCAGCCCGCTATTGGAAGCTGAACTTCGGTAAGAAGTTCCTCCTTCCGGGCGATAACTTGACTCGTGAAAACAAGGCGTTAGCCAAGTTTTTTCTAGTCAATGATGAGATGCGCATTCTAAATCAGCGCCTCCCTCATCTGCTGCAGGATAGAGCCGACCTAACCAGTCGATACCCTCTAACCGGTACATCGATCTACAAAATCGTCTTCATGGCTCGCGAGCTAATCGCTCGTGTCCTTGGAGATGAGATTGAGTTCGCCGAGATAACAGACCTCGCCAGGATGTCTTCTGGCGCGTCTGTTGGTGTATCCTATAAGGATACTTCACTCGAGAGAAAATGGGAGTTCCCACTTTCTTATACCGGAGAAGCTCGGTCTTACCTCACGTGCGCTTTAGAGCGTGACACTTCATTGTGCCATGCGATAATGACGTTGAACTCGAAGCTCGATCCTTCTGAGCTTTTTACACTCGACGAACGTGGAAACCAGGAAACTCTGGATTCACTGAAGTACGTGAAGGGGTCCAAAGGCACTACTGTTCCCAAGACTAACAACATAGATAGGTTTATCTGTGTTGAACCAACTATTAACATCTATATGCAGCAGGGCCTCGCTGAGGCCATGTGGCGTAGGATGTCTCGTTGGGGTCTTTCGCTTGAGCGCGACCAGGAGAAACATCGTCGGCTTGCTTTCTTTGGTTCTATCTCTAATAGGATAGTTACCATTGATTTCGAAAGCATGTCTGATCGAGTCTCCCTAGCTGTTACCAAAGCGCTATTTCCTGCGCAGTGGTTTGCGGCCTTCATGGATTTACGTAGCCCTAGTTGCCTCATCCGAGGCGACTGGGTACGTAATGAAATGATCTCATCCATGGGGAACGCAACAACGTTTCCTATCGAGACGCTCATACTCTGGGCCCTCTCGTGGTCCTCGTTTTATCACAGTTCTGTGAGTGAGGAAGGCGATGGCTGGATTGATATCCTTAGCCAAAGCTACATGTCTTCCTGGGGTGCCCGACATACCGTTGGGACCTTCGGAGACGATGTAATTATGCCACAAGATGGAGTCGAGTATTTCCTCGATGTTTGTAACTTTCTCGGTTTTGTTCCTAATACCGAGAAGAGTTTCTACAAAGAGGAGTACTTCCGAGAGAGCTGTGGCGGTGACTACTACCACGGCCGGGATGTCAGGCCTTTATTTCTAAAGGCCTTTCCGAGCCCTTACTCGAAAGTCCGCTGTGAAGCGCACCTCTATACAATGATCAATAGGGTATTAAAGAAGTACTTTTCGTACTTCGGCCCCGTTGCATATGTATATGAGCGCCAACTGTTGGCTTACCTGTTTCGGTGCTTAAACTCTGTAACAGACGAGGTTAAGTTTGTTCCCGAGTACTTCCCCGAAGATTCCGGCATTTGTGCAATGCACGATGCATGGCGGATCTTGACGTGTTATCGCATACAACCCTCGCGGGTTGGTGTCGATAAGCACGGTTCGTTGCAGTTCCGTTATCTGTCCTGGGAGTCGTCATCTCGTGAGAGACACGATGATCTCAGGTATGCAGTCAGTTTATTAAAGTCTGAACTGCAAACAGCCTACGGCAGTCCTTCGTCCGGCATTTTTCTTAGTGCCGATAGACGCGACGGTAATGAGCTTTGTCATCTCATGCCGTTTCGTCGTGTAAGGACTGATGCTACAACACGGGAGTTTGGAAAGTACGTAGTACGTGTTGCTGGAAAGAAGCTCGTTCCCCGTAGTTGGGGTTCGCGCGTCTTTAACCAGCTCGCAAAACGCCTTGCCCTGGTTACACCCGAAAAAGTGTAGCCTTGGCTCTGTCTAGTTTCTAGACAGGCTCAAG